TCAGTCGCAAGCCCGTGCTTGATCCCGCATCACCGCGTAGTCGCTCAGCATCTCGACGACCGCCGAACGCTCCGGCAGCAGAGCCACTTCCTCTGCGGCTCGCACCTGGAACTGTCTGCCGTACTCCACCACGGGCGGACACGCCCCTGTCCCGCTGCCGTCAGAGCCGACCGTCGCGCAGCCTGTCAGCGAGATCGTCGCGATCGCGAGGGCGACGAGCTGCTGCTTCCAGCATCCGGCGTCTGACGTCATTGGCATTCTCCGTTGTTTCGAGGCGTTCGGCGAGGCGTCCCGCTCGCTCGCCGGACCGTCGAAGCGAAAGCAGGAACAGGAGCACTGCCAGCGCGATGGCTCCGTAGCGCAGCGCCGCCCGCATCCATGGGCGCGTGGCGATCCCGGTGAGGAGCCCGCCGATCATCGCCGCCCCCGGCGCCAGTCGTCGAGGCGGGCGTAAATGGTGACCGCGATGCCGCCGAGTGCCACGGCGATGAACATCCAGCGCAGCGTGTCGAGATACGGCACCAGCGGCAGGATCGCGGATTGGGTCTCCGCGAGGAAGCTCTGCGCAACCTCGACCCCGGCAGCGCCCAGCGTGGCGACACCGGCCGCTCCGCCGCCTTTCATCGTGCGGCTGTCGGCCAAAACCTCGCGCGCTGGTGGCGTTTCTTCGGCGAAGGCAGTCTCCCGGACCGGGAACCGCTCGCCCCACTGCCGCGCGGGCCCGAGATCGACATGGATGAATCCCGAGCGCGGATAGAAGCCGAAGCCGAGGAATTCCACCTCCCGCGCCGCCGCCTCGAAGGCCACCGGGTCGTGGTTCGTCATGGCGATATCGAAGGCCGCGCCGTCGAGGTGCTTCGACCGGGTCGCGCCGCCCACGGCGCGGTTGTGCTCCAGACTCCGATAGGCGGAACGGACGATCAGCGGCTTGCCCAGCCGGTCGCGGAGCGCCTGCAGCTTGTCGAGGGCGGGCTCGTTGACGAGCAGCTTGCCGGTGCCCCGGCAGGCGATCTCGGCCGGGCTGAAATTCGGCCAGCGCCAGGCGCTTTCCGGCACGTCGCGCCAATGGCGGTGGAAGGTCGTGGTCATGGGGGTCCTCCGGAACGAGTTTCCGGCCCCTCGCAGGGGCTCGGTGCGTTCGCCGCTCGGGAAGGTCCACTGGACCTTCCCGTCTGCCTGTCAGGCAGACCACGGCTCAGCCCGCCTCGAGGGCGGGTACTGTTGGGCTGATGATGGGAGATGGGGAGCGGCTACGGGCCGCCGCCGAAGATCTTCAGCTTGATGGCTATGCCCGCGAGCAGCGCCAGCATGACGCCGGTGGTGATCATGCGGACGGCGGTCTGCATGGCGGTGCGGCGCACCAGCCGGATGCAATCAACGAGGGAGCGCAGATCGCGGATGTCGAGCGCGGCCTCGTCGCCGTCGAGCCCGACATCGGCAAGCGCGCGCTTCGCGCCTTCCTCGGCCGCCCGCGTCAGGATCGCCTCGAACTCGGCGTCGGGCATGCGCACGTAGCCCTCGGATCGGGGTGGGTTCATCGGATCCTCCTTCCGCCGCTCAGCCGACCTTGCAGCCCCAGAAGGACGTGTGGTCGGCAGCGAAGTAGCCGTCCGCGACCCGGAAATACCCCTGCAGCTCGACGGTATCGCCGGCCGTCAGCGGCACCATGGTCTGCAGCCAGATCGCGGTGGCGAGCGAGACATGGGTGGCGGAGATTTCGCCGAGGGAGCCGCGGATTTCGGTCGTGCCGTTCAGCACGAGCCGCCCGCGCATGCGGGCCGTGGCGCTGGCGTTGATCTTGTAGAGCAGCGTCGCGCCGAAGAGGTAGGTGCCGTCGACCGGGGCCACGAAGTGGTTGTTCGCGGCGTCGAAGGCCCCCTGGTCGTTGTAGTCGGTGTTGTTGAGGCCGATCTTCGTCCAGGTCCCGACGCCGACGTAATTGTCGTAGTTCGTCCAGGCCTTGAACCGCGGCAATCGCGGCTGGTCGACGATGCCGGTGGCGTTGTCGACGCTCAGCCCGTCGAAGAACGTGCTGCCGTCGGCGGAGACCGCGAGGCGGAACCGGTCGGAGCCGAAGAGCCCCACCAGCGCCTTGGTCACGAAGGCGGTCTGCAGCGTCAGCCCGAGATCGTCGCCCGCGGCCTCCTTGTTCATGGTGTAGAATAGATTGCCGGTGCCACCCTCGGCGACGGTCTTCGCGGTCCAGAGTGCCGCGTTCAGCTTGGCCGAGAACGGGTTCGATGGGTCGGCCGTGGTCCCGAGTCCGAGCAACGCGAGGTTCTGCAGCGCCGCGGGCGTGGTGCCGACCCAGCCTGCGCCGTCATAGACCAGCAGTAGCCCCTCGTCCTCGACCCACGCCCGCCAGCCGGTCCGGGGTGGCAGCCGGAGCCACGCGCCGTCGGTCCAGAGCACGACGTTCAGGTCCCAGCCCGCCCAGTCGCCGGTCGCGCCCGAGCCCACGATGTAGCGATCGCCATCGGCGGGGCTGCCGGGCGGCGCTGTCAGATCGCGGTCGAGCACGGAGAGCTGCACGAGCCCGTCGAGCAGCCGCAGCGCCTCGTTGTGGGTGACATGCTTCTGGGCCTGCGCCGCCAGGATGTAGGGCAGCAGGAGATGGGTCGTGGCGTCGGACATGGGGTCCTCACAAGGTCAGCGTGACGGTTTTCGGCGCCCCCCGCCCGACGAGGGCGGAGAGCTGGAAGATGCGGATGTCGAGCGTGTCGCCGGGGCCGAGCGGCGCTCCCCAGTCGGCGGTCTGCTGGGCGGCCGTGTAGGTCGCGCTGGTGGTGGTCGTGCTCAGCATCCGCTTCACGGTCGCGCCATCAAGGATCTCGACCTCGTAGGCTTCCAGTTCCTCTGCCATCGGCACTTCGACAGCGCCCCAGCTGTCGGCAGAAAGAGCGCGGGACCGGCGCGTCCATCGGATCGTCAGATCGCCGGGAAAGCGTGGCGTGCGCCACGGCTGCTCGACACGGGCGACCGAGAACGGCCGCAGCCCGACGCCTGCGGGCGTGAATGCCTGCGCCACATAGGTCTCGTCGCTGACCGGGCGGCTGGCCGGGCCGATGCGCCAGTTCCACGGGATGCCGAGATCGGCCTCAGCGATCGGCAGCGATGCGAGACTGTCGTCCAGCACCACCACGCGTGCGCCTGCCGGAGCCGGGTTGCCCATCGCACCTTCGGTGCCGCGCTGGCCGCGCAAGAGCCGGGTCAGACGATATCGACCCGGCGCCAGCAATTCGGCCGCGCCCGCCTGCAGGATCTCCCAGACACCCGGCGCGCTCTCGATGGCGAGCGCATTGGCGCCGCCGAACAGCGTCAGATCGGTCACGCTCTCCAGCGTGCCGGTCAGCAAATCGACCACCAGTGCGTTGCCGAGGTCGAAGCGGGATGTGGGGCCGGAAAAGAAGTCCGCGACCAACATCCCGATCCGGGCACGGGACTGAGCCGTGGTCAGCAGCTCGAAGCCATCGGTGGAGGGACTGCGGAACACCGCCATCTCGCCCGGCCAGGGAACCGCATGGGCGGCGACCAGCGGCCGATGCGCGGGCAGGTCCTCGGTGAGCTGCGGCAGGTCCATCAGCACCGCGTCCGGCGCGCCGAACACGACGGCCCGCGTCAGCGACGCCGCGCGGGGAACGCCGGGCGGCAGGTCGTAGGTCGCACGATCCTGGCGCACCGCCTCGATGCCGCGCGCCTCGGCGTCGGCGATGGAGACGAGCCGCAGATCGACCAACCGCCCGTCATGGACGAGCCGGATTGCATCAGCCGGGTCCAGCGCGAGGCGCGAGGGCGGCAATCGGAACGCCGCCGTCTCGCGCCCGACCCACGCCTCCATCAGGGCGCGGCGGCAGCGCCGCTCCGCCTCTTCGGGCGGCACCGCCATGGGGAAGGACTCGGAGGCGATGCGCGTGGTGTCCACCGTGATGCGTCGCGCCTCGACGAGGGCGGCGTCGTAATCCTCGTCGGCGCGGGCGACCTGCCATTTCAGGGCCTGCGGCAGTTCGGTCTCCTGGCCGCGGGTCAGTTCCAGAACATCGCCCTCGCGGGCGGCGACCAGATCGTCTGGCTCGAGGGTGGCGACGGAGGCCCGGCCGCGCATGACCAAGCGGATCACGCCCTCGGTCTCGACCGCGTCGAAGCCGAAATGCCGCGACAGCGTGGTGATCGAGGCGCGCGGGCTTTCCAGCGCCGTGATGGCGTAACCCTCCACCGCGCCCCAGAGCCCCGTGACGTCGATGCGATCCTCGGGCAGCCCGGCGCGCAGGCAGAGGTGCCGCACGAGTGCGGCCAGCGACACAGCACCCAGCCGTCCGGTCAGCCAGTGCCCCAGCCGCCAGTTCGCTCCATCCGTCCAGACGTCGGTCAGCGCCGGGAAGAAGGGATAGGCCGCGCGTCCCAGGTCCAGGCCGCGCATTCCGGCACATGCACCATCCGGCCACCGTAGACCGAGGACACCGGGTTGTTCGCGGCCTCGCCCCACCAGAGGTACGTCGCCTCCAGATAGGCGCGCTGGATCGCATCATCCCGCCAGCCCCGCGAGAAATGCGGCGTGAAGCTCTCCGACGACTTCGGATCGAAGAAGACGTTCGGCTGGTTGGTGCCCCGGTCAATGGCGGGGCAGCCCAACTCGGTGAACCAGATGGGCTTGGACTGCGGCGCCCATGCCGTCGGCGTCCCGCTCTCCACGCCGCCCGGGCGGTCGTAATGCGGGTTCGACCACCAGCCCCGCAGATCCTTGTAGCGGAACACCCACGGCTTGCCCGCGCCGCCATCGGTGATCGGAGTGCGCACCTGCGCGGAGCGGTCGGCCGCGCTGGCATAGAACCAGTCGAAGCCTTCGCCGCCCGAGATGTTCGCCTGCAGATAGCCCCTGTCGTAAATCGCGGGCCAGCCCTCGGCCGCGTCGAGATGCTCGAACCCGTCCCGCCAGTCCGACAGCGGCATGTAGTTGTCGATCCCGATGAAATCGATCTCCGGATCGGCCCAGAGCGGATCGAGGTGGAAGAACACGTCGCCAGAGCCGTCGCCCGGCTGGTGCCCGAAATACTCCGACCAGTCGGCCGCATAGCCGATCCTGGTGCCGGACCCGAGGATCGAGCGCACATCCGCGAGCAGGTCCCGATAGGCCTGCACCGCCGGATAGGTGCTGGTGCCCGAGCGGATCGTCGTCAGCCCCGGCATCTCGGTCCCGATGAGGAAGGCATCGACCCCGCCCGCCGCCGCGCAGAGATGGGCGTAGTGCAGCACCATGCGCCGCAGACCCCAGTCGCCGGGCGTGCCGGTCCACGCGACAGACTGACCCGAGACGCTGAAGCTCGCGGGCGTGGCCGCGCCGAACAGCGCCGCGACCTGGCTTGCGGCCGTGGCAGTCTTGTCCACGGTCCCTGCGAACCCCGCTGCAGGCGAACAGGTGATCCGCCCGCGCCATGGAAAGACCGGCTGACCGGTCTCGGCGGCGTTGTTGGAATAGGGGTTCGGTAGGGTGTTGCCGGGCGGCACGTCCATCAGGATGAACGGATAGAAGGTGACGCGCAGCCCACGCGCCTTCATCTCCTGGATGGCCTGCACCACCGCGAAGTCGGACGGCGTGCCGCCATAGACCGGGCGGTCCTGGTCGTCGCGGCTGACGAGGAAGGCATTGGCGCGGCTGACGCCGTTGACCGACCAGCTGGCGGGCGTGGTCGACTTGGCCGAGACCTCGACGCCCGGCCGCACCCTGCAGGATCCCGCGCGCAGATCGTCGCCGAACCAGGCGACGACGAGGCTGACGCTTTCGACCGCCGGGGCCATCGCCTGCAGCCGGTCGAGCGCCTCCACCATGTCGGTGGAGTCGGCCAGCGCGTTCAGGTTCTCGGGCACCATCGCGCCGCCATCGGTCTTGCGGATCGCCTGCGTCGCGTAGGTGAACTCGCCCGAGGCGGGGATCATGGTGACGGCGCGGGTCAGCCCCTCGGCCGTGTCGGGAACGGCGAGCGGCCGGAACACCTCGAAGGACAGCTGCGGCAGGCGGTTGCCATAGGTCGAGAGCGCCAGCTCTTCGAAGACCACATAGGCTGTCCCGCGATAGGCGGGCGTGCTGGCGGCGCCCATCCTGGCCGCGATGAACGGGTCCGCCGTCTGCGCCTCGTCGCCCGGATACCAGCGCCAGGTGACGCCGGAGAGGTCCATCGGCTTGCCGTCGGCCCAGATGCGCCCGATCCCGGTGATCGGGCCCTCGCAGAGGGCGACGGCGAAGGAGGCGTAATACAGATACTCGGTGGTCTTGACCTTGCCGCCCCCGCCGCCCTTGCCGCCGCCCTGCGTCGTGGTCTTCGTCTCCTCGCGGAAATCGGTCGCCCAGATGATGTTGCCACCCATGCGCATCCGGCCGTAGAGCCGCGGGATCACCGCGCCCTCGGTGGCCGAGGTGATGCGCAAAGTGTCGAGCCGCGCGCCCTCGATGCGCTGCGTCGGCGCGAGCGACGAGATGATCCAGCTGTCGACCACCGAGCCGATGGTGGAGCCGATGAAGCCGCCGATGGTGGCGGCGCTGACGCCGAGGATCGCGCCGCCGATGCTGCCGCCAATGGCGGCGCCAGCGGCACCGAGAACGAGGGTGGCCATGTGCTGGGTCTCAGCGTTGCGGGAACAGGAAGGCGAAGGTGATGCGCCTCCGCCAGGATTGGGTGAGAGGCTCCTCGATCACGCCGAGCCGCTCATAGGCGTGGAGGAAGCTGTCGGGTCCGGTCAGGATCCCGACATGCTTGGCGATGGCGCGGGGCTTCATGCGGAACAGCACCAGCGCACCGGGTCCGGCCTCAGTGGGCGACACCTCTGTCATCATGCGCCGCGCGCCATAGGCCAGCAACTCGCGCGGGCCGGTCTCGCCCCAGTCCCGGCTATAGGGCGGGATCGGGAACGGCTCGGGGCCGACGACCTCGCGCCAGACGCCGCGTGCGAGACCGAGGCAGTCACAGCCCACGCCCCGAAGGCTGGCCTGATCGTGATACGGCGTGCCGAGCCAGGACCGAGCGATGGTGATGACGCGTACGGGGTCGGCCAATGCAAGGAGTTGCGTCACAGCACGCCTCCCTCGTGGCCGCCATCCTTGGTGGCGTAGCGCAGCACGGCATCCTGACCGGGGATGTGCGGGAAGCCGCGGAAGTTGGCGATGTTCGCGAACTTGGCCCCGCAGGTTTCCATGCGCTTGTCGCAGCCCGCGCGGATGGTGAAGGCGTCACCCTCGGCGATCGCGCGCACCGGCGCTTCGAGCACGGTCAGCACAGCTATGCCGTCCGAGACGTTGTGGCCGAGCACCTCGGTGCGCCGCCCCGCATTCGCGCCGCTCGTCCAGTCCAGCGTGCCGAAGGTGAACCAGCCCGCCTCGAAGCCGGAGGGACCGGAGGCGGTGAAGGCCCGGTCGCGCAAAATGTCGATCACCGCGCCCGTGCCCTTGAAGGCTGGGTCCTCCAGATCGACGCCGCAGCGCGCGTCCCCGAGCGCGGCGTCACAGGTGGCCTGAAACGTCCGCCCCACCGTCTGGCCGAGGACATGGGCGAGCGAGCGCACCTCGGCGACGAAGGCCAACCGCCCGCGCCGGATCTGGCCGATGGCGCCGCGCCGCATCAACACGCGCTGGCCAGTGTCGGCCCAGTTCACCCGCCAGACCTCGACCTCGGCGTTGTCCCAGCGACCGTCGAGGATGTCGGTCTCGGTGATCCGGTCCGAGGTCAGCACGCCCTCAGCGTCCTGCGCATCGACCGACAGGTCGGAGCCCGTGCGGACCTCGGAGGCCGTCAATCCGCTCTCGGGCTCGAAGTCGGTCCCGTCGAAGCTCAGCGTCCGGTCGTGGTCGGTGAAGCCGAAACTCGTGCCGTCGGCACGTGCGATCCGCCAGCACCAGGCGAGCGTCGTCGTGCCGTCGTCGAGATGGGCCTGCAGAGCGGGATCGAGGGTCTTCATCGGCGCAGTTCCAGCAGCGGAATGGAGGTGATCGAGCCGAGCCGCTCGAGATCGAGCGTCACGTCGAGCACGTCGGTGTCGAAGCGGACCGGCACGTCGAACTCGAAGCCCGCGGTGATCGCGACGCCAGCGCCCGGCGCGCCGCTGAAGGTGACGACGCCAGTGGCGGTGTCGACGGACCAGCCGGAGGGCTGCTCGACCCCGGCGAGCGCGATGCGCACGGTTCCGGTCACCGGCTTGGCGATCGCCCGCGTCCAGGATTGCGCACCGGAGGCGTAGCGCTTCACCAGCTGGAAGGCTGTCGTCGCGCCGTCGCCGGTGCCGATCGCCTGGTCGGTGGGCGATGCCGTGCCCGAGGGCAGGCAGGACTTGTGGTCGCCCCAGTCCTTGAACCGGAAGCCATGGAGGCGGCCGTTGCGCGCCTCGAAGAAGGAGACCACGGCCGCCAGATCGTCCGCGCGGCGGATGCCGTAGGCCACATCATAGCGGCGGCGGCTGTTCGCCCAGCTGGCGTTGCGTTCCTCGTCGCCCGAGGCGAGCTCGACGATTTGCGTGCGCCGTTCAGGTCCGCCCCGTGCGCCTCGGCTGATGTTGTCGGGAAACCGGACCTCGTGAAACGCCATCAAGTCTCTCCATGGTTCGTGCTCTGGCCCCCGCAACCGGTTCCCACTTGCGGGGTCGCACTCACATGCCCCTCCGCCCGAGCGACACGGCGCGGGCAATGTCGGCCGCGACCTGTGTGCGGGATTGCCGGAAGCTTTCGGCGTCGCGGGCCATGATCGTGACGTTCACGCCGCCGCCCGCGCCGTAGCTCTGCGCCTCTCGGCGCGACAGCACCCGCTCGCCGCGCTGCAGGATCGCGGGCACCTCGTCGTGGCGGAGGCCAGCCATGCCGCCGCCATGCATTCGCGGGGCAGCCGCGAAGGCGATGGCCGGGACCATGCGCGACGGCCCGGCCGATCCGACCATCCCGCCCGCATGCAGGACGTTGGCGAAGATGCCGCCAGCACCGGAGAACACGCCCGAGAACGCATTGGCGATCGGCCCGAGGATGAACCGCCGCGCGGCCAGCTGGGCGAGATCGGCCAGCAGCGAGGTGACGAGGTCGCGAAAGTTCAGCTTGCCGGTCCGCACGAACTGGCCAACCGCGTTCTCCGCCGACTGAAAGGCGCCAACGAGGCTCTGGCCGATGTCGCCGCCAATGTCGCGGGCCTTGCTGGCGTAGTCGGCGAGCGCGGCGGTGACCGCCTGCCAGCCGGTGACGGCCGCCTCGGTGTCGGGCTCTGCTGCAGCAGCCGCAGCCCCGGCGGCCGCACCGGCACCGGTCGCGGCGCGTCCGGCATCGCCGAGCGCCGTCTCCAGCCGCTCCGCCGCAGCGGTCGTCTCGGCCAAAGCGTCGGCGCCGTCCTCGTCGGTGCCGCGCACGGCATCCTGCAGGGCCTGCCAGCTTTCCAGCGGGGCGCGGGCCCCTTCGGCCAGATCGCGCGCCGCGCCGCGATAGAGGTTCGCGGACTCGAGCGCCCGGTTTGCCGCCTCGGTCAGTCCGAGATCAGGCGCAGTGAGCGGGTTGTCCTCGAAAGCCCGATCAAAGGCTGCCTGCGCCGCTGTCGTGGCAGCACTGGCCGCGCCCTCGAACCGGTTCTCGATCTCACCGAGGTCGAGGTCGGGCACCAGCGTGATGCGCCGCTCCGACCCGAGCGCTTCGAGACCGGCGTTGATGCCGCCAATGAAGCCGTTGATGCGCGAGACCACGCCGTTCAGCATCGCCTCGACGCCGTCGACCAGGCTGTTTGCGGCCTGGAACGCCAGATCGCCGATAGCGGCCGGCAGCAGACCCCAGATCTCCTTGATCGCCTCGTAGGCCCCCTCGAACGTGTTCGCGGCGGTGTTGCCGAAGGCCACGACGCTCTCGATGGCGCTCTGCATGCCCGACGCCGCATCGGCCTTCAGATCGAAGAACATCGCCGTGGCCGCAGCGCCCGCCGCAGCCGCGCCCATCTTGATCCGTTCCCAGACCTCGACTGCGAGGTCCTTCAGGAGCGACATCGCTTCGCCGAAGCCGCCCGCGCCGGACACGAGACGCGTGAACTGGTAGACGAGCTCACCCGCACCGACGATCAGCGCGCCGATGCCGGTGCGGATCAGCGCGCCACGCAGGACGACCAGCGCCGTGGCGAGGCCACGGACGGAGAGCGCGGCGGCGGCCATCCCCGCCACCCAGCGGCCCGCGAGGAAGGCGGCGAAGGTGGCGGCATAGGTTGTGAGGCGGCCGATATTGTCGAAGAGACCGCGGATGGCGACGCCGAGCGGCCCGGTGCGGCTCGCCACCGCCGCCATGGCGTTGGCGACGGCTTCCAGCGCAGGCGCCGCGGCGACCGCGAGCTGGTTCGAGAGCCCGCGCCAGATCAGTCCGAGCCGGGAGATGGCATCGTTCGTCCGCTCGATCTGGTCGGCGTCCTGTTCCGACACGACGACCCCGAAGGCGAGCACGTCCTCCGTCGCCTGACGCAGCGTCGCGGTGTCGATCCGCGACATGGCGATCGAACCCTCCTCGCCGAACAGCTGGCCCGCGACAGCCGCACGTTCGGCAGCAGGCACGAAGCTCTCGATGGCCGCGTTGATCGCCCCCACACGCTGGTCCAGCGGCAGAGCGATCAGCTCGTTGGCCGAAAGCCCCAGCCGGTCGAGCGCGTCGGCAGCGGGGCCGGTTCCGGCCGCCGCCTGGCTGAGACGGCGGGTCAGGTCCTTCGTCGCCTGTTCGATGCCGGACATCGACACGCCCGCCAACTCGCCCGCACGCTCGAGCGTCTGGATCGAGGCGACGGTTGTGCCGAGCGACTGCGCGAGCTTCGCCTGCGCATCGACGGTCTGCAGCCCGGACCGGATCATCGCCACGCCCGCGGCGGTGGCGGCGGCCACTGCGGCTGCGGCAGCCACAGCAACCCGTCGCGAGAAGGCCGCGAGCCGGGCGTTCGCCGCTTCCATCTCGCGGCTGAGCCGCCCGAAGCCGCGCGATCCGGCTTCGCCCACGCCTTCCAGTTCGGCGCGCACCTGCCGTCCGCCCACGGCCGCGAGGCGGACGCTAACCCGTTTTTCCGCCATGGGACTGATCCATCTGTTCGTTGAGTTTGGCCACCATCACCGCTTCGATGACGGGCAGCAGTTCGGCCATGGCGAGCGGCGGCACGCCGAGCGCGTCCCCGAGCGCCAGCGCCGCCGACATGTCCCAGCCGATCAAAGCGCCAGGCAGCACGCGGAGCTGGCCGCCGAGACGGCCGACCAGATCCCAGACCTGCCAGCCTTCATGCGTCAGAGGCCGGTTCAGCCGCGCCGGGCAGTCCGGGCACGTCGTTTGGCAGGCTTCGCAGTATCGCTCGCCCCCGCCGAAGGACCATTCGGCGAGAGCGCGGAGACGTTTTTTTCCTGTTCCAGCAGCAGGCCCTTGGAGACGTAGGTCAGCTGGAAAGCCTCGAAGATCGGCCAGACATCGAGCAGCGCGTCGATGGCCTCCGGGCTCGGATCGATGGGTTTACCGTCCGCGTCGCCGATGCCTTCCCAAGCGAGCACCGCCCGCCGCGCGAGCGCCTTGGCGAAGGCGACGGCCCGCTCTTCGTCTGAGGCCTCCTCGGGCACCGCCTCGACAGCGGGATCGCTGCGCGTCGCTACCATCAGAGCGGTTGTCAGCGGGCGCAGCTGCACCCGGACGCCGGACGCGAGGTCGTGCCAGCGGGGCGCGTTGGTCAGGTCGAGCGTGAGCATCAATACGTCTCCACATCGTTCACGAGGGTGGCGGTGCACATCCGGCCGACCACACTGTTGCGCGCCGCTTGCCAGTCGAACGTCGCCTGCACGCCCTGCGGCCCGGAAATCTCGATGCGCGGGCGTGGCAGGTAGACGGCGTGCACGGTGAAGGTGAAGCTCTCGCCGGACGGCAGGACGTAGGCGAATTCCATCTCGCAGGCCTCGCCGTTGATGGCCTGCGTCACCAGCGTCTGGTCGGCGAAGCGCACCTCGATCCGGCCGGTCAGCGCGGCGATGGACGGGTCCGCCCCGTCGATGCGCCCGTCCGAGCGGATCGTCTCGATCCGGTCGAGGTTGTTGGCGTAGGTGATCTCGGCCGAGACCACGTTACCGAGGGCGGTGCCGTTCCGGGTGATCGAACCGTTGAAATGACCGAAGCGCTTCAACTCCAGCGCGGCGGGCGTTCCGGCGCTGGTGGTCGTGCCAACCGTCTCGCCCTGAGCTACCAACCGCGCTGTCGCCGTCAGCAACCCCGAGCGCTGCATCTGCCAGGTGATCTGGTCGAGCACGCAACCCGAGTACATCGCATAGCGGGGCACCTCGGGCATGCCGGTCTCGATCGACATCGAGGGCAGCGTCCAGGACCCGGACTGAAATTCGTGGCTGTACGGGGCCTCCGCGCCCGTGGTCGTGGGCGCGCCGAAGGCCGCCTTCAGCCAGAAGCCGAAGGCCTCCGCGTCGAGCGGCACGACGACGTCGCCGTCCGCCGTCACCGCGTCCTTGATCGGCGCCAGCGGATCGCGGCCGTAGCCGAGAAGCTCCGAATTCAGCAGTGGCTGCTCAGCCCCCAGTGAGGTGCTGGCGAAGGGCATGCGGGTGAAGCCGCTCGCTGGCGGCGTTCCATAGGTCGTCTCGAACGCAAGCGCCATCAGCGCCCGCGCCCCCTGGGCTCGTGCCATGGTGTTCTCCTCGGGTTGTCGGGATCAGCCGAGCGGATCGGCCGTGGAATGGTGCAGCACCACCGGGATCACGGCGGCCTTCAGGCTGGCCGCTCCCTCGATCGGCAGATCGACCGGGCGTGGCGCTTCGGCCTCGACCCAATCGCAGAGCCCGCCCAGCGTGCGGTCGGCGGCGAGCGCCGAGCCGATGCTGGCGGTCAAAGTGTCGAAGGCGGTGTCACGCGCCGCGCCCTGCACCACCGCCTCGATCTCGGCGCGGTGCTGGTAGTGGTAGCGCAGGGGCGACAGCGTCACTTCGGGTTCGCCTGGTTCGCCATCCCGCAAGATCAGCAGGCCGTCGGCCGGAACCCGCTCGGGCAGCACCTCGCCGCGCAGCGCGGTGGCGGCCAGCGCCGAGAGCCGCGCGTGCAGCGCGGCGAGGATGGTTTCGCGAGGGCTGGGCATTGGAACTGCCTGAGGCTATTGATGGAGGATGGACTTCAAATAAGCCATCCGTTCTTTGGCTCTTGGCTCTTGGCTCACGAGCACAACTAGGGGAAGTTTACAGATGGCCGACTGGATTTACGTCGATAATTCAAACGTTTTCATTGAAGGCCAGCGCGTCAGTGCCGTGCAACAGGGTATGGCATTGGACATCTATGACGCGATGACCAACAGGATCATCGACACGAGCTACCGTATCAGCTTCGGGAAACTGTATCAGTTCATCGCGGGGACCGATCGAAAGGAGACCGCGCGCGCTATGCTTTTCGGATCGAGGCCGCCGCAGAACGACGCAATTTGGGACGTCGCAAAACGCGCCGGCTTTGAAGTGATCACTCATGACAGAAACGCAGCGAACAAGGAGAAGAAGATCGACACGGGGATCGTGACGGAGATGACGAGAGACGCGTATCGAAACTCAGCAAAAGGCGACGTCTTCACCATTGTCTCGGGAGATTCCGATTACGTGCCGACGGTCGAGACCTTGATCAAGGACGGATTCCAAGTCGACGTGGTATTTTGGGATCACGCAGCGCGTGAACTTCGTGAAGCCTGTTCTAACTTCATTTCTCTGAATCCGCACCTAAACACCTTGACGCCCTAGTTTCCGCTGCGGTTCGGCCACAGGCACTTGGCTTCGGCTAACCGCGCCCCTCCACCCAATTCGCCACGATCAGCCCCGGGACGCTGTCCAAAGCCCGGTCCGCGTCCCGCGCCAGATCCAGCCGCTTCGGCAGTTTCACCTGCGGGACCAGAAGGAAGATCGGCGCGGTGACCTTGCCGCGCCCGGTCTTCGAGCGGGACACTACCGCCTGGCCTTTCGTGTTGAGCCGCCCCTCGGCGACCAGCAGGCTCGGGCCCATCCGGCGATAGACGAAGCGCAGGCGCAGGCCACGGCGGCGCTCCCATTCGCCGGGCGTGATCCTGCCCCCCCGCAGGGACTTGCCTGCGGCGGGCAGCGGGATCGCCAGCCAGAACCCGTTCTTCGAGCGGATCAGCGGGCCGGTGTCATGCGCGCCCACGATGACCGGAGCCTTGGACCAGACCAGCGCTGCCGCGTCGAGGCTCTCGCCCGACCTCGGGAAGTTCTGGCTGCGGATCGAATTGGCGAGCCGTGCGCCGAGCCCCGCGCCGGTGATCTGCAACCGCCATGCCGCTTTAAGCCCGGTTCCGGCCTCGCGCATGGCTGCGGTCACGGCGCGTTCGCCCGCCGCGACCTCGGCCGCCATCATCGCGACGATGTCGGGATCGATGTCGAGCTTCAGCTTCATCACGGTCACGCCGGGCGCAGATCGACGGTCCAGACCAGCCGCTCGCGGTCGCGGAGAGGCTCGCCCTGAATGAGGAAGGCGTCGCCGCCGATCTCGATCCTGTCGCCGGGGCGCGGGTTCGCGACCTCGGCGACGCGGAGGTCGATCCGGGTGGTCTCGGACCAGAGCCGGGCATCGCCGAAGTCGGTGACGGCGTCGGCGCGTCGTGCGACGGCACGCACCAGCATGGGCGCGCCTCCGTCGGCGATGTAGACCGCGTCCCGGCCGATGTTCGGATCGGCGAAGAGCGCGCCGACGGCGGCGGCGAAGGCGCTCATCAGAAGGCCGCGTTCAGGCGCACCCGGCCGATGGTGTCGCCCGCGCCGCTCGCCACCGCCTCGACGGCCAATGAACAATTCGTTGAACAATGGTCTACAATTAAAATCTGCGATGTGGGACGCCGCGAACACTCTCCGCGGCTCCGCTGTCGATCGCACCGATTGGAAGGGCTACATTCTTCCCCTGCTTTTCTTCAAGCGCATCTCCGACGTCTGGGACGAA